GCACTAGATAAAGACCACGAGGGTAACCCAAAAGCATTGGTTAAAATAAATGTAAGATTGCCTGAGTATGTAGTGGAGTACTTCAAAGCTAAGACAAACTACAGCGCGGAGATACGCAAGGTTCTTGGCGAGTATGTAGATAGCGAATGCTGTAAATGACCTCAGAAATCTGAGGTAGTTCATAACACTTAGAGCCACCTTCGGGTGGCTTTTTTTTGTCTTGACAAAGTCCATGTATGTGATACCTTACCACGCATGGCAAGCACTCCTGAGAAAAAAGTAAAAGACAAAATAGTTAAGCTGCTGAAATTAAAAGGCGTTTACTATTTCTTTCCCGCTACCTACGGCATGGGGCGCAGTGGCGTACCCGATATTATCTGCTGCTGCAAAGGCGCATTCATAGGTATTGAATGTAAAGCAGGGAAGAACAAACCCACCCCCCTACAACTACGCGAGCTTGAAGCCATACGAACAGCAGGTGGCATATCAATGGTTATCAATGAAGACAACATACACGAAGTGGAGAACCTAATAAATGAATGAAGGCGTGAAGCTATTAATAAAAAGAATGGAGCGAGTTCCAGAGGAGTTCTTACAGTATGACCCTCGTTGGGAGTGGGCAACCGAGATGCTGTCTGCTATGGCGCAGGGAGAATGTACTATATTTTGGTTCACCCCCGAAGAGAAAGCCGCGATGATCGAGGCGTACCGCAAATTACAGCGCGAAGATTTCCACAGACGCGTTGTCGAATCCGTAGTTGTTCGTTAACCCTTCCCCATACGGATGATAGTAGTGTAACATGAAGTTCTTATACGAGAGGCGGAAGGCTTAATGGACATTTTGACCCTAGATTTTGAAACTTATTATGCCAAGGATTTTGGGCTTAAGAAGTATACGACTGAAGAATATATACGTGACAAACAGTTCGAGGTTATTGGCGTAGCGGTCAAGAAAAACAACGGAGAGACTAAGTTCATTACTGGCCCCAAAGCTAAGATAAAGAAGTTTTTAGATAGCTACGACTGGAGTAGTTCTGTGGCTGTAGCCCACAATGCTAGGTTTGACCTATCCATTATGAATTGGCATTTCGATATACGCCCAAAGAAAATAGCGGACACCCTTTGCATGGCACGAGCTGTACACACTATAGAAGTAGGCGGTAGCCTCTCGGCATTGGTTAAACACTACAACTTAGGAGTCAAAGGTACAGAGGTACTGGACGCACTGGGTAAGAAGCGACTGGACTTCACTCCCGAAGAGATGGAAGCCTATGCAGGGTATTGTATTAATGACGTGGAGCTGACCTATGAGCTATTTAAAGTGCTTATAAGGGGCTTCCCACGTTTAGAGCTAGACCTCATTGACTTAACTTTGCGGATGTTTACTGAACCCGCACTAGAGATAGATCGTGACCTGCTAACGGAGCACTTAATTAAGATATGCGATACTAAAGAAAAGCTGCTAACCAAGGCTAAAGTAGACCGTAAGGACATAATGAGTAACCCCAAGTTTGCGGAACTATTGACGAGGTGCGGAGTAAAACCCCCCAAGAAGGTTAGCCTTACGACAGGCAAAGAGACTTACGCTTTTGCCAAGACTGACGAGGGGTTCAAGGCACTACAGGAACACAGCAACCCACTGGTACAGATTCTTGTAGCTACCCGCATGGGAGTAAAGTCAACTATCGACGAGACTAGAACTGCACGGCTCATTGCGATAGGCGAAAGGGGTAAGTTACCCATTCCACTGAAGTACTACGCTGCACACACTGGACGTTGGGGCGGAGATGACAAAGTTAATATGCAGAACCTCCCCCGAGGTTCCATACTTAAGAAAGCTATCTGCGCACCAGAGGGCTACCAGTTCGTAGACTGTGACTTATCTCAGATCGAAGCCCGCACCCTTGCTTGGTTAGCTGAGCAGGACGACCTAGTGGAGGCGTTCGACAGAGGGGACGATGTATACAAGATCATGGCCTCGGCCATCTACAACAAGCCCAAAGAAGAGATAAACAAAGAAGAACGTTTCGTGGGTAAGACTACGATTCTTGGTGCGGGTTATGGCATGGGGCCTAACAAGTTTAAAGCACAGTTGGCTACTTTCGGAGTTGATTTAAGCCAAGACGAGTGCGACAGAATTATTCGTGTATATAGAGAGACTTACCCCAATATACCGAGGCTGTGGCGTGCCGCAGGAGTTGCCTTGGAGGGGATGATGCAGGGTAGAGCACAGGATATAGGCAAAGAAGGGGTACTAGAGGTAGATGTTGAGACAGGTATAAAGCTGCCCAATGGCTTACATATTAAGTACCCCAACCTAAGAAAAGAAATAAATGAAGACGACGGTCGAAAAGAAATGGTCTACGACACCAAGCGCGGACGCGCCACCATCCCTAACAGGATATACGGCGGTAAGGTTATTGAGAATTTGTGTCAGGCATTGGCAAGGATTGTAATTGGTGAGCAGTTGATTAGAGTATCGAAGCGGTACAAAGTTGTTATGACTGTGCATGATGCGATAGGCTGTATAGCCCCCATAGCAGAAATAGACCGTGCTATGGAGTACGTAGAATACTGCATGAAGATACGCCCAGAGTGGGCATCAGACTTACCTTTAGATTGTGAAGGCGGCTACGCAGATTCATACGGAGCTTGCTAACTAACACCCCAGCGGGCGGTGGGTTGGTTCATTCATAGCCAAAAACACCCGCAGTGTACAAAGAAGAATGACAGCTCATAGGCACGTTCTCCGCTTCTTGTGTGCACCGGCTAGCCCACGCTACGGGCCTTAACTACAGGGGATACAAAGATATGACAACTAAAGCAGACTTGCTTAAAACTTTAGCACAGTTAGAAGCAGCGATAATAGAAAATACTAAAGCGTTAAAACCACCTACGCTCACGCAACGGTTAGCTTCTTTTTTGTCCCAAAGGACAGCGGCTTTTAAAATGACGCCTGAGAAAAAGAAAAGGCAAAAAGAATTGTGGAAAGCAGAAGTAGCCAAGCTACCTGCGATAAGAGCGGCGCGCATAGAAAAAGCAAAAAAGTTGCGTGGTAGAAAAGAAAACATACTAAAAGCCTTAAGCGTTTGGTTAGATGGAGGAGACGTAATAGGTAGTTATGAAAGAGCAGATAACACGGAGGAAGCGCAATGAAAGACTACAGAGTAGAAGTAAAAGTAAAAAACAACTACCTGTTTAGGCTTATGCAGTCTTACGGTCTAAACAATGCGGCTGAACTTAGTAGAGCTAGCGGATTAGCCCAAACAACTATAGGCAAAGTACTTAATTTAAAAGCCCCGGCCCTTACTAAAAAAGGAGAAGTAACTGCACCAGTACAAACTCTTTGCGATTTCTTTGTTTGCAGCGTATACGACCTTTTTCCCCCACAACATATAAACGACCCGCTAGAAACTAACTTCGGTGCAGTAGAAGCTAACATGGAAGAATTAGCCTCTAGTAACTTACTAGCCGGTGGGACTGACCCGCTACAAATACTAAGCGACGGTGATGCGACAGACCTTTTGGCTCAAGCGGTAGGGCAACTAACTGACAGAGAGCAGCAGATAATGAACTTACGCTATGGACTAAACGAAGAGCCTCCTAAAACTTTACCCGAAATAGGAGAAATTTTAGGAGTAGGCAGCACTAGAATTCAGCAAATAGAACAGAAAGCCTTAAGAAAACTTAGATCCCGTGCAACAGCTTCTTTAGCTTACGCACACAGCGATGAAGAAGGGGAACATACAGAAAAAAGAATAGTTGAAAATGCGATGGCTGTCGCTAGGCAAGAAGCACGACAAGTTATGCTTGAGGCGAAAAGGGCACAAGAAAGGCTAGATAGGGCAAAAGAAATACAAAAGCGGTTAGATGAAAAGCGGTTACAAAAGAAGCTAGAAGAAGAGCTAGGAAAAGAGCCAACACAAGAATATTGGAGGAAGTTAAATGAATGGAAAAGGCAGCAAGCGTAGACCCACGTTCGTACCGATGCACGAGTTCGGGGAGAACTGGGCAAAAATCTTTGAGAAACCAAAACAGAAGGAAGAAGAGAATGATATATGCACAAATGGCGAAGCCGACCGACCCGATGCCGAAGGAGACAGCTCTACAGAAACAAACGGGCGGGACACACTATAAGAACATGGCTATCCAACCTGCCGAGTACGCAGAGAAGAATGGTCTGTCTTTGTTAGAAGGGAACGTGGTTAAGTATATAACTAGGTGGAAGT